TAAGAACTGAATTAGATTTAACTCCAAAACAAAAAATGTTTGTTGAAATTTATGTTAAAGATTGGGGTTCTATTACACAAGCTGAAGCGTTAAAGCGTGCAGGTTATGTGTGTACTAATGAAAAAGATTATGGATCTGTTGCATCTAGAATGTTATCTAGAAAACATAGCCCCCATATAGCAAATTATTTTGATAAATTATTTGATCTTGAAAAAAAGAAATATGAAAGTGACAACCTTAGACGATTTAAAAGGTTAGAAAGAATTGCTGACAAAGCCGAAAAAGATAAACAATATGCTGCAGCTATAAATGCTGAGTATAGATCTGGTCAACTAGCAGGTGCTTATGTTGATAGAAAAGAGGTTACTGTTAGTGGTTTGGAGGGTATGTCACGTGAGCAACTTGAAAAAAAGCTTGAGGAATTATCAAACAAGATCGATGGCTACAATGCCAAAACGATTNAAATTGANTCCGAAGACGTTACAGCAATTGAAGAAAGCTAGTTGGTCTGAGTGGTTAGATGTTTTTAACCAAGTACATAATTCTACAATTACTACTTCAGTTGGAAAAATTAAGGTAGTNATTGATGANTAAAAAGAAACGACAACAATCTAAAATACTTAACTTCGATTTTAAAAATCTCGGTAACATAATTGATGATTATCCATTTGTAGAAATAGAATGGCTGGACATAGAAGGTGATGCTGGTTGGTCAAGTACAAAAGATTTAGGCAAAGAACAGTTGCCTGTATGTGTATCTAAAGGGTATTTGTTAAGTCAAAAAAATGGCATTACAAGAATATTTAGTGATTACATTAAATCAAAAGATAAGCCTACATTTGACAATATTGGTAATACAACTATTATTCCAACAGCAGTAATTAAATCAATTAGGAAAATAAAAATATAAAAAACTTACTTAATCATGTCTAATAAAAATGGGGAAACTAGACTATGGCAGAAAGTAAAAAAAGGACTGACTGATTGCTTTCTAACCCGCATAGAATCTAGCACAATTAATGGTATTCCTGATATTCATGCTGTTACAGATTCACAGGTTTTTTGGATAGAACTCAAATCAGATTCATTAAGTTATCCTAAGCTAAATAAGTGGCAGATTGTATGGATTAACAAATATATTATGGCAGGTGGCAAAGTAATTATCTTGAAAGAGACCCTCTTGCAGAAGTCTCTTAAACTGTACAGACCGGTGTCCGTGTTCACTGATGCTCGTTCACTGATCCCGTTTGCCTCGTTCTCGTTCCCGTTACAATGGCCAACGGTCCAGCAGCGCATCCTTCAAGAGCTGGCCCTGCCTCCTGATGCAGCGTAGCTCTCGTTCTCGTTCCCAGGCCACTGAACTTTTCCCTCTTTGTTTGTTCAGTGGCCTGGGATCCAGCAGCAGGTGAAGCTGTCGTTTCTCGTTCTCGTTTATGGACAAACCTCGTTCTCGTTTACTGGCCACTGGTGACGTCCCCGCAGCGTGAGCTTCAGGGGGTACTGGGATCTCCTTCGGGAAAACTTCGTGGTTGACAGGTATCCCATGATGTCGTATGGTCAGACTAAACAAAGGAGAAACAATGGCAATAGATTTCGATGCCCTCGATCTCGTTCGAGGAGAGAACAAAGCTCGTTCCTACAACAAGAGAGTAGATGAGCTACAGCAGCAGGTGACTGACCTTCAGGAGCTGGTAGAAGCTGTGGTAAAAGAACTTCCTATGGAAAAGAAATGGTCGTTTGAAGAAAGATTAAAAAAAATCAAAGAAAGGCCTTGACAGGTATCCCATCGTATCTTATATGTAGTTCGTTAACCAAAGGAGAACTACATGACACATAAAAGTTACAGCTCAGGATTCGGATCATTTCCAAATCCTACGCCAGTAGACAAAGAGAAACCTGCTAAGCAAGAAGACAAACCTGAAGAAGGCAAAGTATACGCACTGACCGGTGGCCGGGGCACGCGCTGCATTGCAAACGGAAATACATGGAAAGAATCAGAGGTGAACGATGAGTGATGAATTGAAGGAATGGTTTCTAATGCCAAGCATAAAGGAATGCCTCGCTGAGTACGAAAAGCAGGATCTAGGATTAATCGCAGACATAGCTAAGCACGGATGCAGCGGAGGCGTCGCTGGTATCATATACTACGATGAAACAACTGCGTTTCATGATCACCATCAGGAGGAGATCTGGCAGCTGGTCCAGGACCACGCGGATGCAGCTGGACTGAAGAACGGTGAGTTTCTACAGCATATATCTAAAGATCCAAGCTCGTTAAGGCATTTACTCAATGATCTCGTTTGGTGGGCGGTCGAAGTTAGGGCCCAGGAGCTGCATGAACTGGCACCTGCAGCTGGAGCTTCCACATGACCTTCGTTGTCGTTTGGCTGTGCCTTCTGTTTATGTTTCCCGGTTTCACATTAGCTGGCACTGGGATCCTGATGCTCTCGCTCGTTGGAATCTTGTGATGTCCTATCTCGGTCTCGTTTGTAGAGTTGCACCCCCCTGCGCAGAGAGTACTGCTGGAGTACAGGACTGGCGCTGGGAAGCTGATGGTAAAGCTCGGTNTCGTTTGAAGTAATGGATAACATCTGTGTTGGATTACTATGGAGCTCACCCCCCTGCGCGAACACCTGCTGGTAAAAAATTTGGTTTCTACTTTAGAATAATTCTAAAAGATAATTGTTGTATTAGGTAATGGGAGATGATAAGAGATAGTTGTGGTTGAGATATGTACATCGGCAAACGAAGATATCGCAACTCAACCACGCAAACAATTAAACAAGGAGAAAAAGTTATGGGACTAGATCAACACGCACACCTACGAGGTCAAAAGGTAGATTGGGACAAATACTATTCTGATGATCAAGAGGAACAATCAAAAGTTTTTGTGTGGAGAAAACACGCAAGACTTCAACAGTTCATGGCGAAGAAATGGGACGAACAAAACCAACACCATGAGCATGACGGAATGTTATCACATTTAGGTTTTAATTCTGATTGTGATGCGCCTGTCTATATCACTCAAGAGGTCGCCAAAGAATTAGCCGAACAAATACAAGAGGGTTATAAAGATTATGTAGCTGAAGACGGATTTTTCTGGGGGCAACAGTTCCAAGAGGAAAGCGTGAAAGAGTACAAGGAACAAGATATCAAGTTCCTTAAATTTTGCGAACAAGCTATCAACGATAAAAAGGTCGTTGAATATTGGTGTAGTTGGTAATGGCTAAAGATAAAATTAACGAGGCGACTANTGTCGCCTCGTCTCGTTCTCGTGGTGGAAATAAGAAAGATAATAAAACTAAACAACAACAGGGGACGGCACGGGAAGAAAAAATAATATCAATAATAACTGATGAGGACACAAATGCTTTTAGTGGTTTTGCTAAATTTTTGGAACAACACTTTAATGAATATCTTAAAAAAGAAATTAAAAAAAAGTTAAATTAACTATTGAATAAGATTTGATAAGATATATAAGAATAGAGTATTTATAAAAATACATAACTTAACAAAGAGGTAAAAATGCAAAACGCAAAAAAGCTAAAGCAAGACGAAAAAAAAATAGTTCTTGCATATGCAACACTAAAGCTAAAAGCAAATAGACTTAACAAAGAGTTAGATAGCATGAAAGAACACGTGGTTAATCTATTTGATAGAACAAACCAAAATCTAGTTATTGTTCAAGATGAGCATGGAAATAGTTTTGGATTGCAAAAGATTAACCGAGTTAGAAAATCTTTTGACAAAGATAAATTTAAATTAGCACATTTAGATTTATGGAATGAACACCAAAAGCAAATTGCTTATTGTGAGTATAAAGCTATTGGCGAGGTATCAAATGCCCAATAATGATTTGATTAATATAGCTAATGTATTGAGTGAGAAGTTAAACTCTAATGCACCTACTTCACTTGCTGACATGGTGGTGGACAATGGACAGAAAAAACAACTCAACTATGAAATAATGTTTCAGTTGCTAATGGGCGAGTGTGAAAAGCACATACTTGAGAACGTTGGCAACCCTGTTGTAGATGAGTTCAAAGACAATGTACTTAAGAAGTTTAGTACACTTGTTCAAGCCATACATAACAACGAATAACTAACCCATAACCAATGGCGTCTTAACTGACGCCATTGGTGTATCTATCCTATACCTTGCATAGCAAGGCTCATAATCAATCTTAAAATCGTTTTTAGTTTTTACAGCATCAGGTTTCGCGTTGCCTGGCTGGGTTTTTTGAGGCGAAAGGGTTTACAAAGTAGGATATACAAATATACTAGGGTCCCAAACGAGATGAAAATAGAAAACTTAACTGAAGACGAATTAAAAGATATTATTCTGAAAAAGCAGTTGGAGTGGATCAAGTTATGCCAGGATAATTTTTTAATTTTTGCAGAGTCTGTCTGGCAAGATTTTATATATCGTAAAACAAAGGACCCAAAGAACTATGGGCACCATCAAATTATTGCTGAAGCGTTTCAAGATATTGCAGATGGAGACGCAAAGAGGCTCGTGATCAATATGCCTCCACGTCATACTAAATCAGAATTCGCATCTTATTTATTCCCCGCTTGGTATATTGGAAAGTATCCAAAGAAAAAAATTATGCAGGTATCACACAACGCTGAACTTGCTTCAAGGTTCGGTAGCAAAGTAAGAAATTTAATGAACACCAAGGAGTATAAAGAAATATTTGGAAATGTTACATTAAGAGAAGACAGTAAAGCAAAAGGCAGGTGGGAAACCAATCATGGTGGTGAATACTTTGCAGCGGGTGTTGGCGGATCTATCACAGGTCGAGGGGCCGATTTGCTTATCATTGATGATCCACATACGGAACAAGATTCCTTGTCNGATACAGCTATGGAACGTGCNTACGAATGGTACAGTTCAGGACCCAGACAGCGTTTACAACCCGGTGGCCGTATTCTTGTAGTNATGACTCGTTGGGCTACTGACGATCTAACAGGAAGGTTGGTTAAAGCACAGAGTGGTACTAAAGCGGATCAATGGAAAGTAATTTCATTTCCTGCAATCATGCCTAACGATAAACCTGTATGGCCTGAGTATTGGAGTAAAGAAGATTTAGATTCTGTGAAAGCCTCAATCTCTACAAAAAATTGGAACGCACAATACATGCAGGACCCAACCTCAGAAGAGGGTGCAATTATAAAAAGGGAATGGTGGCAAGATTATAATAAGGAGCAACTTCCAA